TCATCGGAAAACTGCGTGTCGCTGAGCTGATAAATCTTGCCGGTGCCCGCACCGTTGCCGATAAACAACTGTGCCGTGCCGTCGCTGCGTTCGATAAGCGCGGCGGAATTCGCGGCGATATTCCACGGCGCCCACTTGCGCCCCCGTCCCAGGCAAATCAGCCGCCCGGTCATCGAACTGGTATGCACCGAAGCGTACGTGGCGATATCGGAAGCCGTCGAAAGGCTGCGGTAATCGAGCGCCAGCACGCGATTGGGTTGTGTTGCCGGAGCGATCGGCACGCCCACGAGAATACGCTTGGCGCGCGTATCCACGCGCACCCACAGCGTGTGGCCGTACTGCCAGTTGATGGCGTCCCACAGCGGCTGGGATCTCCTGCGAAATTTTCACCGGCTCCCCGCCGTCGAAAATGAAAAGCCCGGCACGGTCGGCAATCACCGCCCAATCTTCGCCGGTGTCTACGCCATCCACAGAAGGTGTGCCGGCGATGCTCGAAACTTCGCTGAGCGTCCAAGCGGCGGGCTCGTTCACGCCATCGTCCCGCGTCGAATAGATCGAGTGCTCCTTCACAAAGTAGAGCTGATCGCGCAGCACAAACGCGGCGCGCACCGCCTGGCCATTGTTTTCGGCAACCGAGAGCAGCCCGTCGACGCCGTCGTAGCTTTCCGGATCTTCGGCGCGGCTGGCGCGCACGATGCTCGTGTTGTAAGGCTGCGCGGTAGGGAAAATTTCGATGTTGTCAAAGATCACGCCGCAATTCAGGTTCAATCCGTCGGCATATACGCGCAGTAGCAAATCCCCGGGCACTGGCGAAACAATGCCAGCGGTGAGCGCGCCGATAAATTCCTGAAATTTCGTAGTGAGCGCGGTGGCCGCCACGTTAAAGCCCAGGTCGATGCCCTGCGAGGCGCTGTAAAGATGTACGTGCAGATTCCCGGAAGTCGGCGCAGCGCTCGCCGGATCGTTCATGGCGCGAAAGCGCACCGAATACGCGGTATTGGGCTGAAGGATGGGCACGCCATCCGAATCGCGGCAGGCCCCCTGCGTGATCATGCCTTTGTCGTTGGCGACGCCGTCGCCGACGATCTCCCACGCGCCGCCCCAGAGTGCGCTTGCCGTGCCGGCCCCTGCGCCGCCGTAGGTATTGTCCGAAATCCACCCGAGTGGCGGGCGCACGCCCGGCCCGCTCGCCACAAATCCGCCGTCGAAGCTTAAATTCTCGAAATTGACGACCTGGTTGCGCTCGCCCCACCAGAAAAGGCGCGAAGCGTAACCGATGACGCCCGCGCATTCGCCGAGCTCCGCCAGGCGAAACAGCGGATCGGCCAGCGTGCCTGCAAGCAATGCCGTATCGGAAAAATCCAGCGTGATGCTCGTCGTGCTGGTATCGGCGATGATCATCTGCGGAGAGTCGCTCTCGCCGCTCGTGTAATAAAACGATCCGCCGGCCGACGGAGTAAACGCCAGCACGCGCGCGACAATGTTGGCGTCGTTCAGCGGCAGCGGGATGCCCGTCAGTTGCACGCGGCGCCCGCCCGAAGCCGTCCACGTCACCGGCGGCGAGGGTTGCGTCAGATAACCTTGCCGTGTCTTGAAAAAGACGCACACCTGATGCACTCCCGCGGAAAGCTGCGGCGCAAGCGTGGCCGCACCGCCGCCCGAATTGCTCGCCGCGCCGAGTTGTGGATACGTAAGCGTGGTCGCCGAGGGCACCGACTGCACGACGAATGTGCCATCGAACGAAGCATCCGTCACGCCTGCGATGTTGACCGACGCTCCGGGATACAGATTGTGCGCCGTGGTTGTGGTGATGGTGACGGTGTTGTTATTCCGCACCGCGCCCGCCGGCGAATTCGCGATGGTGTACACCGGCTCCGCTGGCGCGTCGAATGCCGTCACCGGACCCGCGCCCGGCCCGGTTTGGCTCACGCGATCGAGATTTGTGCCGTCATATTGCCGCGGGATATCGATGCCGAATTGTCCATCGTGAAAAGCGATGTATTCGCGGCCAAAGAGAGTGGTGGATTTGGCGCGGCAGTTCGGCGCGATAAATTTTCCGGCCGCGCCGGAGTTGATCTGCGTCAGCGCGCCCGGCGCGAGTTCCGCCCAAAGCGATCCGGCGGAGTCGAGCGCCAGCATGGTCTCGGCGAGATTCGGCTGAACGAATGTCTTCAGATAGTTGACCGTCGGATTGCCCGCGATCGCCGTGAAAACCGAGAGCAAGCCCGGGCGCGTCTTCACTGCGCCGGGCACAAACGCCACGTCGGCGCAGTCCGGCGAAGCTCCCGGTGGCAGATCAGCCGGAGCCACGTCGGTCACCAGCCCGCCGAAAATATCCAGCGCCGCGTCAGTTTTGCCAAGCACACCCATGCCCTCTCCTGAAATCACGCTTGGTTGTCATCACGAGCGAATCCTCACATGCGGATGAGCGAGGGATCTGCAGTTACGATTTTCTGTCACGCGGCTAGCAAAACCTTGTAGCTCAGGTCGGGCCCTGCGGTTTGGCCAGACCTGAGGATTTTTCTTTCGCACGCCGCAGTAAACCGCGTCGCGCTACACCATCGGACCGTAACCTTGCCGCCACGAATACGGCCGGCGCCGCCGCGAACTGTGCTGTTCGCGATGCAGCGCGCGCACCACCAAATCCTCGAGCGCATCGGAACCGGCATCGTCCCAGCGCCACGCCTCCGGCGCACCGCGCGCGCCCGCGGCCAGGGCTGCGGTGAAAAACGCGATCGGCTCGATCGCGTCGCGAATCAGCACGGCGCTGGTGCCGTCCACGAGCGCCGGGTACGCTTTCTCGTATCGCAGCCGGATCTGCGTATCCTGCGTGGCGCCCAGAAAATAGATTCCGTCCGCGCGCCATTCCCAATACTGCAGGTTCATTCCCTGGGGTTGCGAAGGCAGCCCGCCGTGGCCGGTCAGATCGCTCATCTCCACAAAATCGTCGGACGAGCCGTTCGGCCGCTCCCACAGTTTCAGCGGCACCAGCAGATCAGAGGGCAACTGATTCGGCGGCGCGGTCGCATCGGTGATCGAAACTTGCAGCGAAGGATCGACGCCCGCAACGGCGGGCACGGCCAGCAGCACGTCGTCGCTCAGAAAGCTGCCCGAGCCCACGTTGGCCAGCGCCCGCTGCACTTTGCGGTACGCGGAATTCGTGTACGGAATCAACACCGCATCGGTGAAAAGATTTCCCGCGGCGTCATTCAGCAGCGAACGCACCAGCGATGTAACCTGTCCCGCCGTGTTGTAAGCCGTCGTCCCTACGCCCGGCATGGTTCACTCCTTCCCCGCATACCTGTTGTCATCCTGCGGCCGACTGCTCACCGCGCCTTTGTTATGCCCGGATTGTGGCGAGCGAGGGATCTTCCCCGCCATGGCAAAACGCCACCCGCACGGACGTTGTCATCCCGAGGAAGTTCGCGCTCATTTCTTTTGAACGCGAACGACGAGGGATCTGCTTTTACTGTTTCATTTGTTCTGATTCGCAGCCGGCAGCGGCGATTGCTTGAGGTAGGCGGCGACTCCGATGATGCCGCTCATCGCGGCGCTCACGCCGGCGATGCCCAGCGTCGCGCGAAAGCCCGCCTGCAAATTGAAATGCGCGGGATCGATGCCCATGGCCGCGAATCCGGTGATCACGCCGTTGGCGGCGCCGGCGATGGCCGCCGTCGCCAGCCCTTTGAGCCACAACTCAACGCCACACATCGAAACCCCTTTTCCGTGTCATCACGCCGAAGTTTCGCCCCGCATGAGGAGTGTGGGCGACGAGGAGGAATCTGTTTTTGCTTTTTTCGGGTGCTTCTGCGGCGAGTACCAGGTGCCCAGCCCTTGGTAGTTTTTGTAGCTCAGGTCGCGTGCCGCCGTTTGGCACGAGACCTGAGGATTTTGTTGGGCCAGACCTGAGGAGCTTTTCGGGACGCCGCATTACACAACAAAGGCCTCGGGCCTCCCGCGGCTTCACGTAAGTGAATGCGCGTACGTTACCGGCGCGGGTGACCCGAGCTACTACATGGCTCTGTTGTCATCGCGAGCTCATCCGCGTACGCGGATGAGCGAGGGATCTGCAGTTGTTTTTCGGGTGCCCACCCCTCGTTTCTAGGGGTGGGATGCAGGTTGTAGCTCAGATCGCGCGCCAGCTGCCGCGCGAGCGCACGCACGCAAATTCGGCGGCGAGACCTGAGGAATTTGCCTGTCATCGCATGTCGGAAAAACCCTCGGGTCTCCGGGCGTGTTTTTGCCGGCTCGACACTAGCACTTTGGCAAGGCCGTCCCGCGACCCGAGCTGCCAATTCGCGCTGCGTGCGGGCACTAACGCAACACTTCCCAATTCACCACCAGCCCCGAAGGCGTCTGCGAACTGGCCGTCGGATTGCACAATTTCCAGTTCACGTTCCCGCTGGTCACGTACGAACTCAGCGCCAGCAGGCCATCCGCGGTTGCGGGCGCGCTGGCATACGACCACTCGACGCGATCGCTGGTGAGCACTCCTGTCGCCGCTGTCGTCACCACAGACGCGCATGCTCCGCCGGCAATCGCCGAGCTGCCCAGCGTCGAAGTTCCCGCGGCGACCACTTTCGGCAGCGTCAACCCGCGAATCCCGCAGAGGGCGCCCGACGCGCAGTTATCGCCGTAGCTCGCCAGGTTGTTGGCCCAGTCAGTGGCTTCGCTGTCGTTCCCCGGTGTGATGACGCATCCGCTCGGCGCGCTCAGGCCGCTTGCCGCGTTGTACAGAGTAAAACTCGTCGACGTCGGCGTGCCGGTGATCACCCATTCGCCGTTGTATCCGCTCACACTGCATCCCGAAATCACAACGGGCATGCCGCCATAAAGATTGTGTGCGGCGCTCGTTGTAAACGTGACCGTGTTGCCGGTTTCCGATGCGCTGGAAAATGTGGGCGCAGCCACCAGCGCCACATTCGACGCCGGGATGCGCACAAACATCGGGGCATACGCGTTGATCGGAAAGCCGGCCTGAAACGCCAGGTGAATTTTCACCTGGCTCGCGCCCGCGGCAGGCGCGGTGACCTTCGCCAGCGCCCACAGCCACTGCCAATTCCCGTCGGTCTGATAGTAGGGACTGACCGTGAAGCCCGGACCGGTCGCGCTGCCGCCGCTCGGTCCCCCCGCAAGCATTCTGATCGAAGGCTGATTGTTGACGAACTCGAGGCTGATCGGCCTGCCGAATACGCCGATCGGCGCGTTTCCGAATCCCGCCGTGCTTGCCGGCTGCGCCCACGCGCCGATGTAAATGTAGTCGCCCGCCGCAAACGTCAAATTATTGTTGTAAACGTAATAATCGCAGCCGCCCGTGCCCGCATTCCCGGTGCAACTGAGTGTCGCCGCATTGGTCACGCCCGAACCGTCGCCCGGCCCCTGGATCTGCGTGAGCGTTGTGCCGGTGCCGTTATTCGCCACCCAACTCGCCGGATTTTGCGCCGCGAGATTGGCAAACCGCACGAAGCTCGCGCCAAAAGCTCTGCGGTATTCATCGACCTGCGGTTGCGGCAATCCATAAAGCCCGCCGCGCTGCGATTTCGCCGCGGGAATCACATTGGCGAGCGGCGTCAGTTCCGCGTAGGTCGGCGTTCCTCCGCTCGCGCTCGCGCTGCATGTGCCTGTGCCGACAGTGAGCGGCCCTTCGAGAAACGCGTAGTTTCCTCCTTGCACGATTCCGGAGACATTCGTATTGCAAGGATCGTTTCCGGCCGCCACGCGCACCACGGGAATATTCGTGCCGCTGTCGGATTCTCCGCCTTCAAGAATGATGTTCGCCGCGAAGGTGCCATTGTTGATCACTTCAAAGAGGGGCTGACTCGTGCCCGCTCCTTCCATCAGCGCACGGCGCAGATAAATGCTGGAGGTCACGCCGGTATTGGCGTCGAAGCGAACTCCGCCGCCTCCGGTGAAGAAAACGTGGTCAAAATAGATCAGCCCAAGCGCGGTGTTGTTGCCGCCGTTACTGAAATAGGCATTCGCGGCCTGGTTCGACGTCGCCGGGACTCCGGCGCCGTTTTCCAGCACCGAGTCGTGGATGTTGAACCAGATCAGATTCCCGCCCACGTCGAGAGTCGGTCCGCCGCCGCCCGGACAACTGATCACGCACTGCGCGCGCAAATCGACGTGGTCGAATTCGATTGTGCCCGCGGGATTCGAGGAATTGACGCGCCCGCCGTTCGAGTCGATGGAGAGCCGCACCGCTGCTTCTGCGGCAATTTTCACGCGGCTGAGCGTCACGCCGCTCACCCCCGAAAGCCACAATCCCGGCGTCGAATCGTTTCCGCACGCCAGCAGCGTCACCCAGCCATTGGTCGAAGCCGCGCATAAGCCGCCGCGCTGATTCCTTGAATCGCGACCGCGCCGGTTTTCGCTTTCACCCACTGCACGTTATTGAGCACTGTGGGCATCGCGGAATAATTCGGATCGCCCGAGCCCGCCATCCCCAGACCCTGCCCCGCAATCGGCGTGCACGCCACGGTCGCGTTTTGCGTTCCGCTGACGTAGATCGTGCCGCCGCCCGCGGGCAGTGCGTTATAAGCGCCGAGCACCGTCAGCTTTGCGGAGCCGAGCGAAAATCCGTCGCTGGTATCGTTGCCGTTCGGCGAAACGTATTGCACCGCATCGCTCGCCTGCGGCTTGACCGCCGCGTTCGCCGTCACGTTCACCATGATCCAGCGTATCGACGTGCTTACGCCCGAGCCGTAAAACTGCACGTAATAAAGCTGCCCCGATTGCGCAAAAGCGTTCCAGTTGCCATAGCCGTCCGTCACGATCGGCTGTGTAATCAGCCGTGTCATTCCCGGATCGGAATAAATGGCCGACAGCCCTGCGCATCCGCTCGTCGAATTTCCCTGCTGCAAGACCGTGCCGTTGCTTGTAGCGGTCGCGTTCGCGTGCGTCAGCGAATAAGTAATCGTAGTCGAGGTGACAGAAACAATCGTGTAGCCGCCCGAGATGCCGGTTCCGTCCGTGAATGTGCCGCCGTTGAAGTAAGTGTCCGCGCCCGAGAATCCGGCAACTTCGATGGTCATTCCCGGGGCGAACCCGGCCGTGATCGGATTCGTCGCCATCGTCAGCACAGCCGTATTGCTGACCACTTGCGCCGCGGTTGTCGCCACCGGCTGGCAAATCGCCACATTCACGCCGCCCATCGGCCGCCCGTTTGCATTTACCACCGGGCTCGACGCTGAACCGAGCGTCCCAGATTGGGCCAGGAGCAACTGCGGCAGCAATGCGGCGAAACTCACCAGCACGATCCGGGCTTTGGCGCATACCGAAGTCATCATCTTTGCTCCACCATCAAACGAATTAGCGCTCAGCTTTGTGTCACAGGAGCGCTCGGAGTCCGCTGCTGCGGCCCGGCATTGGCCGCCGGCAGCGGCGCCAGACCAAGCCTGGCCGCTTTGTCGCGATCCAGAATCGCGCCGCAGCTTCGGCACACAGCCACTCCCGGCTTGATCTTTTCCGCGCAGCCGGGACATTCCACTGTCTCGCGCGCCTGATAGAACCAATCTTTCTCCACTCCCAGATATTGCGCTGCGCGCCGCTCGACATCGTTGATAAAAAGATAGGAATGCGAGCGCTCCCATTCGCGGTCCGCGCCTGCGACGAGCCGGCGGTAAAATGCGCTCAGCCTCTCACGCGCCCGGCGCAGCTCATCGTTGCTCGGCATCTCTCCGGCGGCGACGAAAACGCCGAAAAAGCTCTCCTCCCCGCCGTCGGCGTTGATCTCGCGGCAGAGATCTTCCGCGACTTCCCGCCCCGAAATCGGAATCTCCATGCTGCGCTTGTCGCCGAGATCCATGGAAGCCGTACGCGGCTCCACGCGCGTGAGCGCGTAAGGCTCGCCTTTTTCGCAGCCGCGCACGCGATAGGCGCCGTAGCTGCGATGCAAGGTCCACGTCTGGTCGGTCAAGTTCACAATCACTGCGTTGTTTCTGTTCGCCATTCTCCCCTTCTCCCATCTTCTGGATTACGGAACACCAACAAATGGCACACCGTGAAATGCCGGGCAGCCGTCATCCAGCACGTCCCAGGCCCAGGCGTCGTACTCGCGTTCGTTGCGGCGTTCACGCTCTTCGAGCGCCCTACGCCGCTCACCCGCGCTGGCGCGCCGGCCCGCTTCGATGGCGCGCGCGATGTATTCGGCCACCGTCGGCGTGAGCTGAATAAACTCGCCGCGTGGCCCTTCGAGCGTGAAGCAATGCTCGTATTCGCCGCGCTCGGGATAAGGTCCGAGCGCGGGCATGCTGACGCCGCCTTCGCGTTCCATGGTTTGCGCGTACCAATCTCGTGGAGAACCGTAAGCTTCCGGCGGCAGCCAGCGTTCGATGTGCCAGCGGTCGTGCGGCGTGTATTTCGGAACGCGCCGCAGCTCCACGGATTCGCGCACAAGTTCGCCGGCGGCGTTGCGGTCTTCCCATTTGCCGCCGACCCACGCCAGCCGCGACCATCCCCACACCGCGCGATAGTTCGGCTCGCCAAAACGATTTCGCCCGCCCGCGAGCCGCAGCCTTAGTTCTACAGAAGGCGCAGCCTGCTGCTGCTCTCTTATGACTCGTATCGCCAAATGATTGCGTTCCAGGTCGGCTTGTTGGAATGCGTTAGCCTGTGCTAGCTTTTGCCCATGGGGCGCGTGTCTGTAGCAACTTGGCTGCTTGTTTTTGCGTTCTGCGCGCAAGCGCTGCCGCAGAAAACCTCCAAGCGCGAAATCCCCTGCAAAACTCCCCAAAATGCCTCCGAGTGTTATTGGACTCGAGGCAGAATTGCAATTTACAACGGAAACCCGTCATTCCGAATGTGGAAGGTTGGAACGAAGCGTCTGCTCGGAATTTTTAGCGGCCCGTCAGTCTCCCATAACCGGCTATCGCCCGACAACGAGCACCCCGAGCTCCCCGCTAATGTAGAAAGAATCTGGAAACCAAGACTCGGTGTTTCTCCGCTCTATGGCGACTTCGAGGTTTGCCCCCTGGCACCGGAGCGTTTCGGTGCCATGAGGCCTGTTTGCATCGAATCGGCAAAGAACCTCTTCGTCAAGCAGTAATTGCCTCAAAGTTTGCCCCTTGGAGGCGTGTTCTTAAGATTCTCATCGATATCGGTATATATTGGTCGATGCTTGTATTCATAAGGGCCAAAAACCCTGTTCACGCCAGCTGTCGAGTGCTCAGGATCCTTTCGATCGATAACGCGAGGGCTAGTCGAAGAAGTGTAGCGGTTATTAAACCAGATCCGGCCGCCTGTTGGGTCTTTGCCCGCGAGCTGCTCCTGAAACGCTTGGCGCGCGGCCTTTAGCGCCTGCTGATATGCGGCTGAGTTCTCAAGCTGCGGATCAACTTCCTTGCCCGCTGTACCCGCTCGATGATCCCGCTGATCGCCAAAAGTTCGATCGCCGTTGATAATGGCGTGTGCCTTCCACAGCTTGGACTCGTAGAAATCCTCGGGCGAGGAAGGCCCCGCAGTAACATTCCTGTCCTCATTCGCAACGATATTGGCCACTTGCCGCACCGTTAGTTGGTTGATCTTCATGTCGTCGTAGGCTTCCGGCGGCGTTTCCGGCGGTGCGGGAGGCGGAGGCGGCTCGGTGGCTGATCGCGGCGTCGTCAGATGATCGACTAGCCGGTCCACCCAGGAACCCGAGCCGGTTTGCGTCGCGAGGCCTGGAAACGCATCCGCGATCCTGCCCTGTTCCAGCGACTGGCCGTAGTCGCCATTCATGTAGTAATTGCCGTTCACAATGGGCATGATTCGATTTCTTCTATTGGCGGGTGTCCCCGAACTGTCATCCCGAGCGAAGTCCCGCGCATTTTTGGGGTTCCCGCGCAAAAGCGCGGCGCGGGACGTAGCGAGGGATCTCTCCGAGCTTGAGAGCAGATCTGCAGCCCGAGAGAGTTTCTAGACGGCTTTGCGGAAGACGGCCGAAAACGTGATGATGTCTCCGGTCGCCGAAGCGGGATAGGCGCTGTTTCCGGTGAACTCGACTCCGCCGGCCGCGTATCCGCGCATCTTCCAGTTGTTCGCTGCCGTGCCTTGCTGCATGTTGTACTGATTCGGCGAGCCGCCCTGCACCGTGAACGAAGCTTGCAGCGGCCCGAACGACGGGTCTTGCATGCTGCTGTCCACAATTTGCCCGAAGCGGCCGTACTGCCCTTTCAGCGTCGTCCAATCCACCGTGTCGCCGCCGGAGGGATAATTCCCGGACACCGCGACCGTGCCAAAGGCGTAGAGCAGATCGAGGCCGAGATCCACATCCGTTATCGTTAAAGTGAGTGCCATTTCCCTTCCCCTTTTTTTGCGCAGAAACAAAAAGGCGCGAAGCACGTGACCCCGCGCCTTACCCGCACCTGTGTGCAAACCGCGCCGCCCGTCGCCCGCAAGTGTCATTCCGAGGACGAGGAATCTGGTGCTAAAGCGCAACGTCGGCTTTAGTAGCCCTGCGGCCGCGCCAGCCCGTCTATATACGCCCCGCTGCGCGGTGAATCCGAGAACACCTGAAATCCGGTGTCGAAGTAAAAAATAAAAGCCGCCGCCAGCCCGCCCGAAGTCCCATAAATCGGAAAGACGGTCTGATCGCCGACCTCGAAATAGTCGATATCCTTGATTACCGCGCGTCCCCAGTGCGAAAGGTCGAGGAAGTCGACGCGCGTCTGGTCGGCATTGATCGAGGACTTGATGGGCACGCCGGCCATGGTTTTTCTTCCCGTGAAGAGCAGGTCGAGATTGTCGCTGCCGCCGCCCGGACCTTCCTTGATCACCTGGCTGATGGTGATGCCCAGATTTTCCCAGGCGTGCTCCTGTTCGACCGAAGTGTACGCAATCAGTTTGCCGAGCTGGCCGATGCCCAACGCCTTGCGCACTTTGTTGATCGCCAGGCGCACGTACCCCGGCACCAGCGCCGAATTCGCCGCATTCACGCGCGGCGTCTGCAACTGCTGCGGATAGGTCGCGCGGTTCAGGTTCATCCACGTTCCGGTGGTGGCGTTGTTCTGGTGGTACTTGATGCCGAAAAGCGACGTAGGCGAAGCGCCGCTGAGCCCGTCGTGCACGATCACATCGGTTGCGACGGTGCCGCCCGGCACCGCGTCCACGGTAATCGTCTGCGTGGTGCTGATCGGGTCCGCAGCCACGACGTTGCACGAGCCGCGATTGGTGGTCAGCGTGGTGTCATACACCTGAATCGTCTGCCCGACGTAAACCAGCGCCGCGCCCGGCGGCGTATTCATCGTCAGCGTCGTGCCGCCCACCGAGCCGATCGTGCCCAGCACGCCGTTGCCGGCGGTCTGCAGCACTTTGTCCAGAAACGCGCGGAACTGCTTCATTCCGTTGGCCACTTCGCGTTTGGCCGCGTTCTCGATGGCCTTCTCGCGCGCATTCGTCGCGTACTCGACCAGTTTGGAAATCTCCACCGCGAATCTGAAAAAGATCGGCGAAATCTGCGCCACGTCATAGCTCGTTCCCGAACCGCGCCCCAGATCGCCGCCGTCGGCGTTGTACGAGCCGCCTTTGCCGCCCGGATTCACCTGCAGCGGAATGCGCATGTTGCGCGAGCTGACTTTCTCCACGTCTCCGCGCTGCTGGATCATGCTGAGCAGGACGTCGTCGCGCTCGTACAGCAGCGGCACTTTGTCCCGCACCTTTTCCAGTTGCAGCGCAATCGTCTGCGTGTTTTGCATTTGCGCCATCTTGTTTTCTCCTTTTCATTGGCACAGCTCCAGGCACGCCAGGCGCGCCAGCGCGAGCAGATCTCGCGAATGCTAAACGCCCGTTGTGCGTTACTCCTGGCTGTGCGGGTTTGTCCGTGCCGCTCACTTTGGCCGCACCACGGCCTCGGTTTGCGGGTACCGCGAGGAAGCTCTGTGTGCTTAAAACGAGGTCGTCACGAATTCGTGGCGTGACTCACTTCGCTATTGCGTGAGAATCTGCTCGCCGATGCCCTGTTTGCCTCCGCTGTCATCACGAGCGAGTGCTTTCCCGTCGCGCGCTCCAGCACGCGACCGGGAACGAGCGAGGGATCTGCAGTTCTACGAAGGTAACCCCTGGCGAGGCGGCTACAGATCCAGGATCTGCTCGTCGGTCATCTTCGAGTAATCGATTTTCCGTGGAAGCAGCGCGCTCGCCGGAATCGTCGCCGGCAAAGACCCCCCGGTAACATCCCGCCGCGCGGCGGCCGCATCCACGCGCGCCGCCCGCGCGCGGTCCGAAGCCAGCACCGATGAAGTCCATTCCGCGATCACTCGCCGCGCCACCTCCGGCATCGCGGCACGCGCCCGGCTCGTGATCAGCGAAACGACCTGCTGTCGCGTCGCGCCGTCAAAATTCCAGCCGCGCAGGATTTCGCCCACTTGCCGGCCGAGCTCGCGGTCACCGGAAAGTGTTGCATGCAACTCCTGGAAAATGTCATTGCCGATGCGCCGCCGCGCGCCCTCGCCAATTTCCTCTGGCAGCGTAGAACTGAGCGTGCGGCCGATCGCCTCGCGCGTGGCACGCGCGACATCTTCGTTGGCCGCCGCCTCGAAGGCACGATACGCCTCAGCCGGAAAGGCGCCGGCGCTGCCGTTGTTTGCGGGAGCCTGGTTTTGCGCTGCCGCGTTCGCCTCCAGCGAACGCGCCGCCTGTGCCAGCGACTTCGCTGGCGCATTTGTGGTTTGCGTTTAGCTCACGCCGAGCCGCCGCGCCAGTTCTGTCAGCGCCTGCGGATCGCGCTCCGACAACATGCGCGCGCTGGCGGCCAGCATTTCGCGAAATGCCGCGGGATCGCTCTCGTAAAGCCGCGCCGCCAGCCCCGAGCGCGCGCTCGCATCGCTGCTGAAGTAAGCGGCGTCGAGCGCGGCCACATTTTGCGCCGCTTCCCGCCATTGCCGCGCCTCTGCCGCAGCCGCGGGCTGCGGGTCGAGCTGCTTCAGCCATGCCGGCTCGCCCTGCGTTTCGCGCGCGAGGAGTTCCCCCTGCGCGCCTGCGCGCTCGGCGATCGATGGGGCAGGTGGGTAGGGCTCCGATGTCTGCCGGTTGTCGTGCGCTGAAAGTCGGCGGTTAGTCGGGCTTTCAGCGCTTAACGAAGTCGTTGTGGCGCCTCGCGAGCTAGACGAACTCCCCTCCAGAACCGCCATGTCGTCCTGCGCTTGCCTTTGCTGTTCGTTGTCATTCTGGGGCCCGGTTCTCAGGGACGAAGCATCCCTCTGCGACTGTTGGGTTGTCGCCCACGCCGCTCCGGCGTTCTGGCCCGGAGTTCCTGAGAATGTTGCTTCCAGATCACTCATATCGAGGTCGAGAATCTGTTCATCCGTCATTCCCGCCATGCGCGCCGCCGGCGCGCTCGCGCTGCTTCCCTGCTGCATTAGTCATTCCTCCCAAACATCGTCATCCCGGGGAAGCTCGCCTGCATCTTCATGCGGGCGAGCGACGAGGGTTCTGCTTTTCATTCTCGTAATTTCCCGTCGCCGGCTGCCGCAGGGGGCCGTTTTCGATTCGGCTGCTCACTGCCCTGCGCCTGCTGCCGCGCCAGGGCTGCCGCATGTTCCGCCGCGTGCGCGCGCACGTTCGCGAATCCCGCCGGATTCTGCGCCCGCGCGATCTGCCCCGCATCCGAACTGGCCCAACGCCGGCACTCCTCGAATTCCGTGGCGTGATCGTCCAGCAACTCATCCACCGGCACTGTCGAGCGCACGACCGCCGGCGCGCCGGGCGTGCCTTCCGCGCTTCGCCCGGCAGTTATGCCACCCAGGCCGAAGTCCCCGGTAAGGGGACCTTCGGCCGTCAAAAGAAGCTGTATCTCCCGCAGTTGCTTATTGCGCGCGTCTTCGCCCGGCACGACCAGCTCGCTCAGTCCCACCAGGGACTTGATGAACCCGAGATTCGCCGGCTCGCGCAGCGCGGCCTGAATTGCCGGATCCGGATTGGTCATGAGTTGCTGTACGACGGCGCGCTGCTGCGATTTCAGCCGCGGGAATGTTTCGTCCGATTCGGGATGCGCCTGAATGTTGCCCTTGAGGTTCGCCAGCCGAATGAACCGCGCCTGAAATTCGCCGCCCGCGCCGAGAAATGGAATCTCCACGTCGCCCGGCCGGTTCTTGCGGAAGCAATCCACGGCCAGCAGCATCACATCGCAATAAAAAGCCTTGAGCCGCCGCCATACCAATCCGAGCCGCCCAAGCGCCTGGTCGCGCGCCATCGCGTAGCCGCTGGCCGTCTTGACGTTTTCCATCTCGCCGCCAAACACGGCGGGAAAAAGGCCCGTCAGAAATTGCGCGATGGGACCGATCAGATCCTGCTGATGCCGCAGCATGTCCGGAGGTACCTGCGCCGGCGACGGTTGGAAAAATCCGTCGGCCAGCGACATGCCCGGCCGTGCCCGCGCCGGGTAGTGAGCCGCTGGCTCGGCCGTTTGATTCGCGAGGGCATCGAAATCCAGCACCTGCGGATCGGCATAGATCGGCGGAATTCCGTAATCGTAGGTCTCCGCCTGAATATTCGAGAGCGTGTTGTAACGCTCCTGCAGCTCGATCAGCGAATCGCCCACGCTTGGGCGATTCTGCCCGTCGCCGGGCAGCGCGTGCATCACGCGCCAGCAGTCATCCATCGATTCGTTGCGCGATTCGCAATAAGTCTCGCCCGCAAACGCCACGTAGCAGCCGTCGGGAAACATGCGCAAAAGCTGGTCGCGTACCGCCGCGTCTTCGATGGAATAAAACGCCCACGGCCGGATCCACGTCCGCGAAAACGTGACCAGATTGAAAAGCGCGTCCCCGGGATGGATCGTGGGCATCCCTTGTGCGACGGCAATCCGCGTCGCTCGTGCATACACGTCGTCGGCTTGAATCGGGCCGCCCATCTGAATCTTGTCCGCCGCGTGCGGATAGGCGGCCTTGAGCTTCGCGCGGTGCACTTCCATCTGCCATTGCAGATAGGGGAATTCGTACTGCTCGTTGGCCCACACCGGGGTGTTCAGCTCGAGACCGCCGACGATGGAGATGACTTCCTGCCCGTTGGCCACGCGCCGCGTGCCCACCGATTGCGGCACCGGTACCACCGGCGCCGGCCGAAAATCATTGGCCCCGAGCGCCGCGCCGCATCGCGGACAAATTGCCCCGGCAAAAAACGACGCTGCGCCTGCCGCCGGCCCCGTCCCCGCAGCCGCCCGGCCACTCCCGTTGTCGTTCTGAACGCCGCCAGGATGCACGGCGCCGTTTTCGTTGTCATTCCGAGGCGCGCTTTCCAGTTCCGAGGAACCCCGCTGCCGTATTTGCCTTTCTTCCGCACCGCGGTCGCTGACTTCGGTCTCTGCTCCGCAGTTCGCACACACATACGCATCCCGCCCCAGCCGCACCCAGCGCTCTTCGAGCAGCAGTTCCTCGCGCCACCCGAACCGCTGCCCGTCGGCCACGTACCGCACGTAGCCGCCGATCTTTCCGTCGGTCCACAGATAAAATCCCACGCCGGTGAGCAACTGCTGCACGCGATTGTTTTGTTCCACCAGATCCGCTACCTGCGAAGCCGCCTTCGCCGTCTCGACATCGGCTTCGCTCAGCGTGGACTGCGGATAAAATCGCGTCGCCGGCACGTCCTGGCTGATCACCGACACAAACGAAAGCCCAAACGCCTGATACAAATTCGTGACGAACTGATAGCGCGGCATCTCCTCCAGCGCCGAGTCGTCGTAGATTTTCGCTTCCCACGGCAGGTGCCAGTTCATGTCCTGCGGATTCCACCAGGCGTACTGCAATCCCTGCCAGAAAAGCCGCGCCTGGCGAATGCGCCGGATTTCGTGCCGCCGCGCGACGATGCCTTCCTGCCGGAACTGCACCACCAGCTCGCGCAGCGCGTTCACGAGCCGCGGCGCCGCTTGTTCGAGGCGCTCGTTGTTGGGACCGAGCGCCTGCGCGTTCGGATCGCTTTGCGAATCAACGGCCAATGACGCACCGCCAACCTGCACCGACTGCGTCGACGCATTGCCATCGGCCTCGACGTGCGCGCCCCGCTGCGTGTCGTTCAAAATCGCGTTTTCACTCGTGCTCATCTGCCCTCATACAGCTTGCAATGTTGGTCGAGGAATATGTGGCGCCGGCTTTTTAAGCCGGCATCAGTATCCGCGTGTGCCGGGCTAAAGCCCGGCGCTAAATACGTCGTTGTCATCACGAGGCCGCCGCGAACGAAAGCATGTACTCCTGCGCACGCGCCACTCCACAGCACTGTCATCCCGAGCCCAGCCCCGGCGCCTTTGGTCGGGGATGGGGGCGAGGGATCTGCTTTTCCTTTTTCGGGCTTCAAACTCGACTTCTAAATTCCCGCCGTTGTCATCACGAGGAAATTCGCTCGCACGATGCGAGCGAATGACGAGGGATCTGCAGTTGCCTTTGGTTTTTCGGGTGCCCCACCCATCGTACTTAGGGGTGGGTATTGCCGAAATGTGTTTGTAGCCGCGTCCTTCAGCGGGGTCCCCGGCACGCGGGTAGCTTCAGGGCGGCGGTTAGGCGAAGGCGCACTCGACCGGGCTTTAGCCCAGCCGCTGCACCACCGTGCGGCTCTCTATCACCTCCCGCCCGCACTGCAAAACCGTTGTCATCACGAGGAAATTCGCTCGCACGATGCGAGCGAATGACGAGGGATCTGCAGTTGCCTTTTGGAGTGCCCCACCCCTTCTGAGGGGTGGGGCTGGGACACACCAGTGTAGCCGCCGTCCTCGAGGGCCGAGGAGGAGCCTGGCGTACCCAGCCGTTTCCGCTCTGCACTCGTCGGCTGCAAACAGACGTTGTCATTCCGAGCGGAACCGGGTCCTAGCACGCGCTGCCTTTGTGCGTGCTGGGGTGGAGCGAGGAATCCCTCATAGGTTTTTGCTTCGCCCTCCATCTCGCGGATCGTCGTACTTAAGGGTGGGACTTCGCTGCGTTAACTGCTCGTTTGCCGCAAATCGTTTCCTTCCTTTGCCCGCGCCTCCCGCGCCGCCTCAATTTCCCTTGTCATCGCAATCTGCGACCACGAACGTCGCCGTATCGGCGCAACCTGTGCCGGATGCAGCGGCGGCGTCTCGATCGGCGGAACGCCGGCCGTGCCCAGCAGCGAATTCAGCATGGCGCGCTTGCACGCGATTAGCGTGCAGAACAGAAAGTCCGAGCGCAGCCGTTAAGTTAAGGGTTGCTGCTGTCCCAGACGCTCCCGCTCTCGTCCTCGGGCCTCCCGCGCCGCCTCAATTTCCCTTGTCATCGCAATCTGCGACCACGAACGTCGCCGTATCGGCGCAACCTGTGCCGGATGCAGCGGCGGCGTCTCGATCGGCGGCACTCCCGCCGTGCCCAGCAGCGAATTCAGCATCGCGCGGTTCTCCGCGCGCAGCCACTCGATCTCCTGGCGCTCTCGCGCAAGCTGCGCTTCGAGCATGCGCACATACCGCCCGCGAAAACTCTGCCACACCCGCGCACACCACTCCTCTATACGAAGTCCCGTCATTTTATTTTTCGTGAGAATTCTGTTGCGAAGAAAATGCTACTGCTGGAGAGAAGTCGTCTGGCCCACCGGAGCTTTGTCGTCCCCCTTTTCCTGGGTAAGACAATGCAACCCTTTTGAACAGCCTTCATCGCGGCCCATGCCGGTGCGGCAGCACCGGCGGCTTTGCCGCGCGCTGCTCCTGGCGCAGCAGCTTCCGCATCCAGATCGCCCGCGAAGTCGGATCCACCGCGCTGATGCGTTCGGCCACGCGCTGCTCGACGGGCGGCCGCGCCGCCCCGAGCCGCGACTTCAGCCCGTAGCGCGCGGCATCGGCCGGATCGTCGCCATCCATCTTCCTCACGTCCTCCACGTTCACCGGATCGCGCACCAGCGTCGGGAGGCATTCGATCAGCCTCGGGCAACTGTCCGCGATCACCCACTTCCCTTCGCGCAGCATCTGGTACATCAGCATCCATCCGCCCACGCGGTCGTCGTCGGCGCGCGCCGGCTGCGGCAGCCCGTAATCAGCGAACACCTGGCCCAACTGATCGGCAATCGTGTCTGGCGAACTGTGGTGCGCATACGCATCCGGTGAAAGAAGAATTTCGCGGATGCGCTCGCCGCCCGCGCGAGCATCGCCGCGCCCATCGCCGCTGCGTTCGGCAATCTCTCGCGCCAAAATCTTCGGCTCGACGTTATGGGTCACGTATTCGCGATACGTGACCACGGCGCCGTCGGGCCGCGCCGCGTGCCAGTAAACCGCGCTCGGATGCGCGTATCCCCAGTCGATCGAAATCCAGCGCGGCCAGAATTCCGCGAGCCCAAGCTGCTCGGCGCGCGCCGTATGCCGGCGCAAATCAAAAATATCGAAATACTGCCCGGCAAAGACGTTCCAGTCGCCTTCGAGGAACGCCTGCCGCAGATGATGCGGCAGTGCATCGAGCGCCTTCAGGTACTCCGCATCGTTTGCATAAATCGGATTGTCGGCAATCGTCGCGCGGATGAACGCGTAATCCGCCGGATCGTATTGCCCGGGACGATCCATCCCCGGCGCCGGACGCCGGTCAACCCACAGCGCCTTCACCCAGGCATGACCGATGTTGCCAGGATTGGTCGCCGCCGCCATATTGGGCGTCGTGCCTTTTACCGGGCAGCGATTGCGGCTCGTCAGAAACTGCCACTGGCCCAGCGTGAAAAGCGTCAGCTCATCGATACCGATAAAAAGAAATTCCGCGCCCTGATATTGGTAGATATCGTTTTCACTCGCGGAATACCCGAATCGCGTGGTTGAACCGTTGTGCCAGGTGATGACGTGCTTGGCTTCGTTGTAACTCGCGTAAAGATCGCGCGGCACATCCCGCCGGAAATAAGTAATCAGCGAAGCCTCGAGTTCCGGAAACGTGCGCCGCAGCAGCAGCGTGTCCACGCGAGGCCATTTATTCGCCTGGCGAATCGCCTCCCACAGCAGCGCCTTCGTTTTCCCCGGGCCCGCCGCGCCGCCAAACAGCCGGTATTTCGCCGCGTTGCTGTGAAACTCCCTCTGCCGCTCGAAGGGGTTGTAGTGCTGCGAAATCGTTATCGGCGGACGCTCCTCGACCAACGGTGCACCCGCCTCGGCGGCACGCGGCGGCTTCGGCCACCAGCGCCACTGCCACGGCAACCATCCCACTTACATCACGCGGCGCGCAGCTTCTTGCCGACGGCGTACGCGGCCGTCCCGCCTAGCAACAGCGCGCCGATCGCGTAGTGCTGCACGCTGATGATTACTCCGGCCGCGAACGCCAGAACGCCGGCCAGCTCAACCACTGTCCCGATCTTCTGTTTGCTCCACGATGCGCTCACTCCTCGCCTCCTTCCCGGTCTTGCGGCTCCACAGGATCGACCGGCTCGTACGGCGGACACGGAATATCCCAGATGACGCGCGGCGGTTTGCGCTGCGCCTCGCCTCCCGGCTTTCCGAATACCCATTCGGCAAACGTTTTCAGCGCATTCAGCCGCGTCGGATCGGCCTTCTTGTCGCCCGGATCGAGCAGTTCCGCGCCGGCCTGCACAGGATTGGCCGTAGTAAAGATTGCGGTGCCCAGTTCGCGAAGACTGCCAGGCAGCGGCGTGCCCTCCGCGAAGTCGAGCCGCGCGTCTTCCTTTTCGGCTCCTGCGCTTAGCACTCCTCTAACCCCGGTGCGGGGAGAATCTTTCTCTTGCGCCCGCGCGGCTAGCACCCGCCCATTGCTATCTGCTGCCATCGTTGCTTCCTCTTCGACCATGCGCTTATGTCTGCCTCAGTTGTCATCACGAGCGAATCCGCGTACGAGGAGGAGCGAGGGATGCTTCGTTCTCTGTAGTCGGCGGGCTTTAGCCCGGCTGCTACATTCGCTTGACGCTGTCATCACGAGGGCCGGGGCCAGCGTTTGCGCCAGTTCCGCCGCTTTTGCGAGTGGGTCATCTGCCGGAACGCCCTTATCCACAGCGGCCCACACCCATCAGCGTCAGCGTCGGCACGCACGATGGCGCGGCTGCCGGTGCCTTGAGCGCCATTCCTGCCCAGTTCCATTGGCCCGTGGCGAGCGGCACGTTCGTGATTACCCAGGTGAACGTGAAACTCGATGTGTTCGGGTTGTAGTAATGGCCCTTGCAGTTGTTCTCGTCCATCTCCGACTGTGTAGCCTCTTGCGG